TAAAGAAAAAAAATGCTGGCAAGTGGTGGATACCAGGTCAAGAACATAATGATGATCTAACAGATTACGTAGAGACATGGTTGAGTGATTGGGTAACTTATGTTGAGGAGAGTGTATTTGATGTGAATATGATTGTGATTGATAAGAATAATGTTATTTGTAATGGGTACAATAAAAAAGTTTTTGATGCTTTTGAGAGATATAATATCACTCCACACGTAATAAACTTTAGACACAGATATTTTTGGGATGGTGGATTGCATTGCATCACGTCAGACATATCAAGAGAAGGTAAACAGGAGAGTTACTTTGCATAAAGACCTAGAAAATTGGATTCTTGGTTATCTTAGTAAACCAAATGAGGTTTTCAACGATCTTCCTCCATGTCCTTTTGCTAAAAAAGCGTGGTTAGATGGTAATGTGGAGATAAAAAAATTTGTAAATTATGATAAGTTGGAGGATGGTATAAAAGATCTTGTTGGATCTAAAGTAAAAATATTTTATTTTGAATATCCCCTCTTACCCACTGCAGAAAAATTAAAAAACGTAGTGTCATGGTTGGGAACGAAACATCCTCAATTTATTTTTTATGATGAGCATCCAGACACCATTGAAGAGGTTGGTGGTGAAGTGGTCAACAGTGGTGTAACCGCTATCATTGTTCAAGATAGAAAAGATTTGTTAGAAAAGAGAGCAGAGTTGCACAAAACAGGTTATTATGATAAGTGGACACCTGAGATGAAGGAGAGGATCTTTGACCGTTGAACTAAAGGATTGGTTGAATTCAATAAACAGCACCAAGAAAAACTTGGTGGAGGAAGATCCAGACTGCATCAAGAAATATCCACCATACATTATCAATAGATGTCTGTCAGGTCACCTTGATTGCATCATGTTTGTCAATGAGATGAACATGCATACAGACCTCGATAAGCAGATGCAATATGACTTTTATCTAAATACTCTCAGATCTAAGAAGAGGTTCGCACCTTGGATTAGGAAAGAAGAGTTGAAGAACATCGAGTCTATCAAGTCATACTATGGTTATAGTAATGAAAAGGCAAAACAAGTTCTCCCACTTCTAACCAAAGAACAGATTACATTTATTCAAAATAAACTTGAGGTTGGTGGATTGAAATGAACGTTATGGAACCTGAGTATCAGTGGTCACCTGATAAAATGGTTGAGATATTATTATCTGAACCAGATGATTTTCTGAAAGTCAGAGAAACTCTCACAAGAATTGGAGTAGCATCCAGAAAAGAACAGAAGTTATATCAATCTTGCCACATACTTCACAAGCAAGGTAAATATTATATTGTGCACTTTAAAGAATTGTTCGCTCTTGATGGTAAGAGAGCAAATCTAAGTGTAAATGATGTACAGAGAAGAAATAGAATAATACAATTACTCAGTGACTGGGGATTGGTGACTACTCTGGTAGATGAACCACTTGACATAGCACCGCTAAATCAAATCAAAGTCATATCATATAAAGATAAAGGAAATTGGACATTAGAAACAAAGTATAATATTGGTAAGAAGAAGACCGAACCCCAATAACCGAACCAGTATAAATTTTGATTGTGTATAATTAGTAGTG